TATGTAGAGAGTATAACAAAACAATTAAAAAGAGGAGTTGAAGATGAAACTTAATGTATACGCAATAAGAGATATAAAAGCAGATGTATATAAAATGGTGCATTTACATAGAAGCGAAGCAGAAGCAAAAAGAGCTTTTCAAAATGGAAGTGAAGCTGACGGCTCATTCCTTAAAACTAATCCGGAAGATTTTAGTTTATTCCAGCTTGGCATATTTGACGATTGCACAGGTTATATTGAATCTTATAAAGTACCAAAATATGTAATGTCAGTATTAAAAGAAAAGCAAGAAATAAACGCTTAAACAACTCTTCAATAATCCCCCGGTATGGCGGGGGATTATTAAACAACAAAAAAGGAGAAACGAAAATGGCAACTAAAACAGTAAAAGGCGTAGTATGTAACGTAGTGGAAAAAGGATCAGATATATATTACATAGCAACAGTAGGAGTTAAGAGAGGTAGAGTATTAAAAATACAAACAAAATGCAAAGATCCGTCAAAAGCACAGCAACACACAAAAGATAAAGCAGATATCAATCATATTATTAGAACAGCAAGAACATCAGGTCGATTAGACCAAGCAAACTTAAACGTACAACAACCAACATATGGAGATTTCTCAAACGTAGCAAATTTCTTAGATATGCAAAACAAAGTAGGAACTTATTTAGAATCATTTAATCAATTACCAGCAAAAGTTAGAAAAGAGTTCAGAAACGATCCAAAAGAATTAATAAAATTCGTTAATCAACCAAAAACAGCAGAGCATACAGCAAAAGGAATAGAACTAGGTTTATTTACAAAACCAGAACCAATACCAGAACCAATACCAGAAGCAAAACCCGCCGAATAGTCGGCGGTGGGACACCTTATACTTGATATATAGTGTCCCACTGACACCTTATAGTGTGTCAGGACAAAAAAACAAAAAAAATGTTAAGAAATTGTAGAAAACCAGAGGTAGAAACGGATTATAAAAGACCTCGTAAGTATCTTGGCAAAAAAGGTCAAGAATAAGGAGTAAAAATTATGTTACCTAATGTTATGACGCATAAGTTCTCACAAGTACCAAGAGTTAGTATGCCAAGAAGTATATTTCAAAGAGATTTCACATGTAAAACAAGTTTCGATACAGATTATATTATTCCGATATATTCAGATGAAGTATTACCCGGTGATACGTTCGTTACAGATATGTCGGCAGTAGTGCGTATGAATTCACCATTAGTTAAACCATTATTAGACGATTTATATTTAGAAACGTATTTCTTCTATATTCCAAACAGATTAATATGGACAAATTGGGAAGAGTTTATGGGTCAAGTAGACGATATTTCAGCCGGAGTATATGATCCAACAGATTACACAATACCAACATTAGACGAAACAAAAGCACCATTGTCAACAACAGGATTTACAGCAAATAGCTTATTCGATTACCTCGGATTCCCAATATTACAAACAGGTATAGATGATTTAGTAGCGTTCTATTCAAGAGGATATAACTTAGTATATAACTCATTCTTTAGAGATCAAAATTTAACGGATGTAATAACAGTTGATACAGGTAACGGACCAGACGATTTATCGGCATCAGCATATGTATTAAGAAAAGCATGTAAACATCACGATTATTTCACATCAGCGTTACCTTGGCAACAAAAAGGAACAGCAGTATCAGTACCATTAGGAACAGATGCACCAATCTATGGGAAAAACATGGATTTCGACGACACAGAAGATACAGGCAACATGGCACAAATTAGAGATGCATACGGCTCCGGCGGTGCATTAATGCGATTAAAAACATCAGGCTCAAACTTATTCGGAAACGATTCAGCGTCAGGTACAGGAGAAATGCGAACAGATTTATCACAAGCAACATCTTCAACAATTACAGATTTAAGAGAGGCAGTAGCAATTCAAAGGATATACGAATTACACGCAAGATCAGGATCAAGATATAACGAGTTAATATTAGCAGAGTTTGGCGTAGTATGTCCAGATTATAGAGTACAAAGACCAGAATTCTTAGGAGGAAACAGGATACCAATTAATGTACATGTGACACCATGTACATCAGAAGATGCAACACAAAAACTAGGCGGATTAGCAGGTTATGGAATAGGAGTAGACACTAGGTCAGGATACACAAAATCATTTACAGAACATGGTATAGTATTAGGCGTAGCAGTAGTAAGAGCAAACTTAACATATACAGAAGGTGTAGAGCGTAGATTCTCACGTTCAACAAAATGGGATTATTATACACCATTATTAGCAAACTTATCAGAACAAGCAATATTAAACAAAGAAATTTATGCAGACGGTGGAGCAAGCGACGATTCAGTATTCGGATACATAGGAAGATATGACGAGTATAGATTCGCATTTAGCAAAATTACAGGTTCATTAAGGTCAACAGCTGGCACAAACATAGATGAATATCATTTAGGTCAAGAGTTCGGTTCATTACCAACATTAAACACAACATTTATGGAAAGTACAACACCATTAGACAGATGCATAGCAGTACCTGGAGAACATCATTTCGTGGCAGATTTCTTCTTTAAACAGAAGTGCGTTAGACCAATGCCAACATATGCAATTCCAGGAGTAGGAGCAAGATTGTAACAATTAAACAGGGTATACTAGGGGGGACTTATAAATCCCCCCGATAACCAAGGAGAGTTATGAAAAAGTTAGTTATACTCATATTTATATATATATCATTCTTCTTATTAGGTTGCAATTCAATACAGAAACAGTATCAAGACTATAAAAACTGTATAGATAGCCCAGAGTGTTTAGAGATAGTAGAAAGTGTAGGAGAAAACACATCAGGTATATTCCCCGGCATAACAGCACCATTAGCCGGTATGGTAGCAACTTTAATAACAGGGGTATTATTAGGTAAAAAAAGAAGGTCAAAATGAAATTTTTAGATGCATTTAAGCCAGAGAATTGGTTCAGGAATCCATTTGGAGATTCAGCAGAAACAGAGGCTAGGAGAGAAACAGAAAAAGTTAATGAATTACAAAGAGAAGAAGCACAAAAAGCCATGGAATTTGAGCAAGCCTCAGCAAGAGAGGCAATGGGTTTCACTCAAGAAGAGGCTCAATCGTTGCGTGATTTTAATATGGATCAGTCAAGAGAGCAACGAACATGGTCAGCACAAGAGGCATTAAAAACAAGAAAGTGGTCAGAGGAGCAGGCTTCAACTTCAAGAGAGTGGTCAGCAAGAGAGGCAATGAAATCAAGAGATTATATGGAAAAGTTATCAGGATCGTCAATTCAGCGAATGGTAGTAGATGCAAAAAAGGCAGGTATTAACCCAGTATATTTAGCAGGTTCAGGTGGAGCAAGTACACCTTCGGCAGGTATTCCAAGTACAAGTATTCCGTCGGCAGGTATTCCAAGTGGATCATCAGCAACAGGAGCAATGGGAACAGGTCATTCAGCAAGAGGTCAACAAGCAGGCATGCGTAATGTAATAGATAGTAAGGTTGCTTTACAACAGCAAGCAACAAATCAGTTAAACGCTTTATCAGGTGCAGTAAGTACAGGATTCGGAGTAACAAAAGGAATTATGGCGTTAAAAGATAGTTTAAAACAATTATCATTAGATACAACAAATAGTACCTTAAGAAATAAATATAATCGTATGCGTACAAATATAGAAACAGGTACATTTGGCAATATTATGAATTATATAAATAAAACGTTATCAACTTTTAGAGGATTCGGTAATGTTACTTATAATCCAACAGTTGGAAATGTTAATAAAAAGTAAGGAAAGGAGTATTATGCGACAACGAATAGGAAATGTAAACAGAGATAAGAGAATATTCTCAACAACAGCAAGAAAAAGCATTTCAATAAATGCAGTACAAATGATTAATCGAGGAGGTATTAGACTTTAGGTGCGGTGCTTAGCACCAAGAAAAGTATGGCGAGTTAATGAGCCAAATCCAAAAACGGGAAAATCAAAAATATCGTTCAAGCCGTTAAGAGATAAAAGTTCAGTAGCCGAAGAATTATTATTACCTTGTGGAATGTGTAAAGTATGTCTATTAGGTAAAGCAAGAGATTGGTCTATTAGGTGCTATCATGAAGCATTTATGTATCAAAAAAACTGCTTTATAACTCTCACTTACAATAACGAAAAATTACCGTTCAATGGTTCATTAAGAAAAGACCATTTTCAAAACTTCATGAAACGGTTACGAAAAAAATTTAAACAACGTACAATAAGATATTTCATGTGTGGAGAGTACGGAAAAAAATTAAGCCGTCCACATTATCATGCATTATTATTCAATTTCGATTTCGAGGATAAAGAAGTATTCAAAGTAACACAAACAGGTTCACTCATTTATAGATCAAAAACATTAGAAAAACTATGGCAAGACGGTTACAGTTCAATAGGATCAATCACAAAAAAATCAGCCGGTTATGTAGCAAGATATACAATGAAAAAATACAAAGGTAGCAGTTTATCAAAAGATATATACTACGATAGTAAAACACCGGAATATTCAACAATGTCAAAAGGTAAAAAAAAAGACGGTACATCATGGATAGGTAGAGAGTTCATAGATAAGTACGGATTATCAGATGTATATAATAACGATATAATCATAATAGAAAACCAAGTAGCCGGAAAACCACCAAAAAGATATGACATACATTTAGAGTTGACAAATCCAGAATTATATGCTTATAATAAGAAGAAAAGAAAAGAGGTCGTATTTGGTGTGAAACCATACTATCACACCAAAGACATAAAATACGCAGAGCAGTATGTAGAGAGTATAACAAAACAATTAAAAAGAGGAGTTGAAGATGAAACTTAATGTATACGCAATAAGAGATATAAAAGCAGATGTATATAAAATGGTGCATTTACATAGAAGCGAAGCA